ATTATAATCTGGAAGTAATGATGGTTCAAAATATGAACGATTAAATGATTTAGCTTCTTTGCTAAAACAGATAGCGGCATCATCCTCTTGTCTATCATAATAAAATACCCCTGCTATAAGTGTGTTTGGATGAGTATGTGCTTTATGAAATTGTCCTGGCATTTTATATGTTAGCCAAGATTGAGCAAACTGTAATTCTTTGTAATCATAACGCATTACTTCAGTCGCAAATTCTTTGAAACATCCCATTATCCAATTAGACAATGGAGCACATACTGGGCTATCAATGATATAGCTGTTTTTTGAGATCATTCCATAACCAGGATTGGTCTCATTCATCTCAGCAGAATCAAAATACTTTACTATTTCAGTAGTATCTCCAGGGTATGTGTTTACATACAGTGGTGTCGGGAACAAATTAAATACTTGAGCACTCATAACAATTAAATATAACTAATTACTTTGGTAAAACAAAGTTAAATGCGATAGAGATTCTCTCTAAATCACTATCATTTCTATCTACTCTATGACGAGTAAATGATGGGAACAAATAAGTCATTCCAGTTAATGGTTGCTTAGATGATGATTGAGAAGTGAATGGAGTTAAACCTTGTACTTGTGATGGTAAAAAGTATTCCATATGGTCATTTCTCTCTAATATCAAATTTCCCATGTTTGACGTTGGTACGTCTACATAATAAACGCCTGAAATAATACCTCCAAAATGATCATGAAGTAAATTATAGTCATGTTTACCATTAATATTGATCCAAAAATTACCTAACTCTAATCCAGAAATACCAGTGGTTTTAGCACAGTAGGTATTAACAAACTCAGTTAAATCTTTGAATAATGCCTCTAGTTCTGTAGGCAATGGTGTTAGTATTTCTCTTGAGTGCCAACCACCTTTATTTGATAATTGTACACCTTGAGTTTTCTCACGTGTTTCTAAACAATACTCTTTAATTTTAGTATTGTCCAAATCTTTTGCATAAACGCTCCATAACGGAGTATAGAAGAGTAACTCTTCATTTACATTAAATTCCATAACTATTATTTATAAGGTTCACCTCCTGTCCAGAATACCAATGCTTTTCTTGTTCCTTTAGTTACAGGAGTCACACGGTGCATTAGGAAAGAAGGAAATATTAATACTGTACCTTTCTCTTTAGGCATAGTAATGAAGTGTCCTTCATCACCTCCATACCAAATATGGAAATCGCCACCTTCATATTCGCTCGGGTCGCTTAATTGCACGGTTAGTGACAATTTACGGCGGTTAACTTCGCCGTACCCTACATCCATATGCCATCTTAGGTGTCCTCCTTCAGGCGGGTAAATCACGTAATGAATTGGATCAGTCACGTATTGGATGTCAAAATTATATAATTCTCTATTGGCTTGTAATACTAGTGGTTCTAGTGCGTCATACAACCATTTTGAGTGTTCTACGGGGTTAACATAAGCGATTCGTCTAACATTTGATGTTGGATCATCACTTGAGTTACCATATGAGTCAGATGTTTTTCCATTCTCAAATTTATACCCATTAGAATAGATCATGTCATCTAATCTCTTAAGCATGTCATCTGTGAAGGCAGACTTAAAATAATAAAAGTCAGAGAAGTTAGTTTTTGTCTCTTGATGGAGATGGGGTCTTAATAACATAAAACATTTATTTGTAGTGGACGTACCACCCTGTTAAAACATATTTTGTTTGTGTTTGTGAAGTTAAACCACGGTGTAAGTACATCCAATCACTAGGCCAGATAATTAATTTACCTGCTTGTGGTTGTTCAATGTGTTGTTGGTAGTAGAACTGAGTTCCACCACCATCTGTTACATCGTTTAAATAAAACATCCAAGCCAATATTCTGTTTGAATGAGTCAATCCTGCTCTCTCACAATGCCATCCATGAAATCCTTCTCCTGGAGTGTAGCGTTGCATATTGAATTGATCATTCAGTCGAAAATCATCCATATTGTTCATCGCCATATCAAACCTAGAAATATAATCTTCCATACCATGAGATAAAGTATCAACTACTGCTTGTAATTGAGGACCCCATACTGGATCTTTAATAAATGAAGGATCAAAAGTAATGTCAGTGGAAGACTTAACGTCATGTTTCTCGACTGTTTCTCCTAGGTACCCTATAGCACCTCGTTTCTGTAATGGAGACTGTTCAAAACTTTGAATCAACACGTTACACAGATCTACTGGTAACGCGTTGGGCTTAGAATATAAAAACATTTATTACTGGTTTTGTTCTGGTTGTGCTGCTTGTAGTTCTGGTGTTAAGTGACCGTTTGGATTGAACGATAATTTCTTAATTGTCTTACCATCACCACCTTCAGCTAACAAGTTTTGTTCTTTCAAGCGATGCATTGTTTGTAATGGACCCATGATGTTTTGTACTTCAGTTGGATCTGAATGTTCATTCAATGTTTGTGCTCTATTTAACAATGTTAAGTGTAACGCTTCAACTTGATGCGTGTTAACATTCTTATTATCGAATTGACCGTTGTCTAATTCTTTTTTGATTTCAGACCATGTATTGATCTCACGTACTCTATCTTTAGCTGTTTGCTCCATAGATGCACGCTCGTATATGTTTTGATCTAAGTCAATAGAGATTTCAGCAGCGTCTAACTCATCTTGAGTCTCGCTTAATTTTTTCTCTAATTTTTTACGCTTAATTTCATTACGTCTTAATTCAAACGATAATGATACTAAATTCTCAAACATAGCTGACTGTTCTCTCACTGCTTGCCAATACTTGGATGCAGGAGTTGGATGTTTAACGTCGTTTAATACTGAAACGCGCATTTCGGTTTCGGTTCTAAAGATCTGACGTTTAGACCAAGTGTCAGTTAATTCTTCTCTTAATTCTTTAATGATTTGAGCGTCATGCTCTTTCAATACATTAAGAACAGGAGCAAGTTCGCTAACCGGAGTTAGTTCAACTTGCTCGTTTGTTTTATTTTCTTCCATATGTGTTATAACAATTTATTGAATGTAACTAATTTATTTGGACAAGCCAAACACCTCCATTAAGGAAGTGTAATGTCTTGTGGTCCAACTTGGTTTGGCTCATTTTCGTTAGGAACGAAGTTAGCTTTTGCTTCAGCAATTACCGCGTCAACGATAGCTTGAGCTTCTGCTTTTGTTTTCTCAACTGCACTTACACGTGCACCCCATGCTGCGTTTTCTGTTACGAATACGTTTCCTGGGTATTCAGCGATATGTGCTGTTGCGTTGTCAGCGTGAGTGATAAATCCTTCAACACCTGGGTTTTGAATAACGAAATATTTCATTTGTTTTTTGTTTTATGTGATTATAAATATGTTATTATTATTTAGAAACTGATGAGTATTTTTGTAATTCATCTAAGTTAAAGTATAGTGGTTGGTATGTGATACCTGTGTGATTATACTTTTGTGTAGCAGCCGATGTTGTAGGAGCATTTCCTCCAAACATTGCAGCTCTTGATTGAGTACCAGATACTCCAAAATTTGAAGTTGCTGTAAGTAAAGGAGAAGTAACAGACCAAGCTGTTCCATTATATTCTTCAGTACAAGTGGCAATAGTTGGTGTTGTTCCTCCAGAGTATAAAGCGGCATTTTGAGTACCAGCGTTATTACCTTGAGATCTAGCTGTGTTTAAGTTACCACCTGATGACCAAGATGAGCCATTATATTTACAAGAAGAACTTAATAATGCTGGGAAAGTACCTCCTGCAATTAAGCCAGAGTTTTGTGTACCAGCTCCTGAACCACCTCTGTATCGAGCAGCTCCTAAAGCACAACCCGCTGACCAAGACGTACCATTAAATACTTCAACACAAGCGTTTACTGAAGCAGCTGTACTATATCCTCCAGCTACTACTGCCGCGTTTTGAGTACCTATACCATAAAGTTGGTATCTAGCAGTACTTAAAGCTCCAGACGCTGCCCAAGCTGATCCATTATACAATTCAGTACATGTTACATAAGCTGGAGCTGCTAATCCGCCAGCACCCCAAGCGGCGTTTTGTTGGCCACCTCCTGCTAAAGCTCTTCTAGCAGTAATTAATGGACTTGATACAGTCCAAGAATAACCATTAAATGCTTCTGAACAAGCACAATCTACATTCACTACTCCACCAAATGCTAAAGCACTATTTTGAGTACCAGCTCCTGCTAAGTTAAATCTAGCAGTGTTTAAGTTAGCTGAGTTATTCCAAACACCATTACCACCATTAATTGTGACATTAAATTGGTTAGTATCACGGTTATAGAATATTTGTCCTGGTTCACATATACGTTTGATTTCGTTTGCGGTCACATTACCAATTGAGGTAAGTGTGCATGTAGTATATGTGGTTGGGACGTTGTAAAGTTCAGTACAAGTCACATTAGTCGGAGTCTGACCTCCAAAAGCAACAGCGGCTGTTTGAGAACCAGCACCACCACCTACTGCTCTAGATGTAATTAAACTACCTCCTGTTGACCAAGCTACACCATTGTATTCATAAGACCTATTTGTAACAGTAGGTTGAGCTGGAGCATACCCTCCCATAGATAAAGCTGAGTTTTGTGTTCCTGATCCTATTGGGTAGTTGGTTGGTTGAGGAAGAGCAGCTGCAGCATACCAAGTAGTTCCATTATATGCTTCTGTACAACTACATACATTCGGTCCACATGTACCACCAAATCCTAAAGCAGCATTTTGAGTACCAACACCAGTACCTAGTTGTCTTGGATTGTTAATATTATTTCCTGCGGCCCAAGTTGAACCATTAAATTTTTCTGTAGTAGATAAGCCACCACCACTACCACCAGCGGAAACAGCAGCATTTTGTGTACCGGCTACCATAGAACCGTATCTAGCGTTGATTAAAGCTCCTGTAGTAGACCAGGTTGATCCATTCCATTTTTCTGTACAACCACAAGTACTAGAGTTGAAACCGCCTATGACTAATCCAGCAGAAGTAGATCCTACTCCATTTGTTAATCTTCTAGCTGTAATTAAACCAGTACAAGAAGACCAAGTTGAGCCGTTAAATGCTTCTACACAAGATACTACTGTAGGTGTATACCCTCCAGCACTCAGAGCAGATGTTTGAGTACCGAATCCAGCATTACGAGCTACAGCATTAATCATTGCACCACTAGCACTCCAAGTACCAGCACCATAAGACACACCCACAGCCTTAAATTGGCCTGAGTTGTTGTCATAATATATTTTACCTGCTGTTGGATCAAGTTGTTGTTCCGCAGGTTGATTAGTTACTGTTTCAATAGTGGCTATCTTACAGGTTTTTATGTTTGTTGTTGTGTAAGCTTCTGTGCATGTGTTTGAAACTCCTGGAGATGAAGATCCACCAAATGCTAAACCTTGTGACTGAGTACCTGAACCTCCTAATCTACATCTATTTGTAATCATACTGCCACCTACTGTCCAAGATGTACCATTATATTCTTCTGTTCCTACTAATCCTGAGTCGCCATAACCACCAAATGATAAAGCGATATTTTGAGTACCAGCTAAGCTAGAGGCTCTTTTAGCATTAATCATAGATGGGCCAGCCGCCCAAGAAACACCATTAGATAATTCTGTACATGCTACAATAGCAGATGGAGAATTACCACCAGTAGCGATAGCGGCGTTTTGAGTACCCCCACCAGCGCCTGCTCTTACAGCTGTAATTAAACCACTACAACTTGACCAAGATATACCGTTGAATCCTTCTGTATATGGTGAAGTAGCACCACCAAATGCTAATGCTGCATTTTGAGTACCAGCGCCTGATAGAATACCTCTAGCATTAATTACACCTCCTGTAGCAGCCCAAGCCGTACCATTAAATTTTTCAGTACATGTTATTTGTGTATTTACTGATTGGTAACCAGCAATTGCTAAGCCAGCGTTTTGAGTACCAGCGGCTGCTGAGCCATGTCTACCATTTATTAAAGCAGTAGCAGCTGACCAAACAGTGCCATTATATCTTTCAACGCATGAAGTATGGGTTGGAGTAACATAACCACCAAATGATAAAGCTGCGTTTTGTGTACCAGTACCCGCTATAGCTACTCTTGCTGTAATTAACGCACCTCCACTAGCCCATACACCACCTCCTGTACCTAAACCTGTTACTTGTAAATCTTCACTAGCTATATCGAAATAAGCTTGACCAACTGATGATGTCACAGGTGAAGATCCTGATGTGTAACTGGCGTATGTTAAGGGCGTGTTACTTAATATTACTGAACCTGTTATGACTGCGTTATGAATTAACATGCGTTATTGTGTTTTGTATATTGTATTTCAAATAAATATTAAATAGATTTAGTAGAAAAACGTTGTAATTCAGCTAAGTTGAAATATACTGGTTGGTAAGTAACGCCTGTATGATTATATTTTTCTACACAAGTTACAGCGCCAGGAGCATATCCTCCTGCAGCTAATGATCTACCCTGAGTACCAATATTTTGGCCAACACTTTTTCTAGCTGTACCCATAGTACCTCCGGATGACCATGATGTTCCATTATATTCTTCTGTGCATGCTATGTTTGTTGGTGTAGCTCCACCAAATGTCACAGCTGAGTTTTGAAGTCCGCCGTTAGAGTTATCAAATCTACCTGTTATTAAAGCAGGTCCTGTTAACCAAGTAGAACCATTAAATAATTCTGTACACGCTCCCGCTCCAGGAGCACCACCAGTCACAATAGCGGCATTTTGAGTACCACTTCCACCTCCGCGATATCTAGCAGCTGATAAAGCCCCACTAGAAGCCCATGCTGTTCCATTATATTTTTCAGTACAAGAAAGATTACCAGGGCCATATCCTCCAGATGCTAAAGCAGCATTTTGAGAACCTGCTCCAAATAAGAATCTTCTAGCTGTGATTAAAGCAGTGCCTGCTGCCCAAGTCACACCATTAAATGCTTCTACACATGATACGTTTGTAGCGCCGGAAGGAGTAGCACCTCCAAATCCTAAAGTTGCGTTTTGAACACCAGAAGCGGCTAGTCTAGCCCTTCCTGTAATTAAAACAGCTCCGGATGTCCAAGAATAACCATTAAATAATTCTGTACACCCAACAATACCAGTAGGGGAGCTATAACCCCCCATAAGTATAGCGGCATTTTGTGTACCAGTTCCTGCAGCTTCTGCTCTAACTGTTGTTAAACTAGTTGTATTACTCCAAACACCATTACCATCATTAATTGTTACTGCTAATTGGTTAGTATCTCTATTATAGAATAATTGTCCTGGTTCACAAATACGTTTAATTTCATTTGCTGTCACGTTACCTATTGATGTAAGAGTACATGTTGTTGTGATAGTTGGGATTGTGTAAAGTTCTGTACATGATACAACTGATGGAGCTTGTCCACCAAATGCTAATCCTGATGTTTGTGTTCCTGCGCCTGCTGTAAATGATCTAGCAGTAGTTATATTTCCTCCTATATTCCAAGATACACCATTAAATTCTTCAGTTGTATTGCTTATTGCTGGGTTTTGTCCTGCTGCTATAACAGCGTTGTTTTGTGTGCCAAATCCTGCAGCTACACGGTGATTACAGTTAGTAGACGTTGCGGCGTACCAAGTTGTACCATCAAACTTAATAGCACATTTAGTATTAGTTGGAGTGTTTATACTTATATATAAAGCTGCGTTTTGTGTACCTACAAGAGTACCACCTTCTGTAACTTGAGGTGTACCAGTAGATGTGGCCCATGTTGAACCATTGAATTTTTCAGTGCATGTTCTTGCTGTAGCTGGAGCAGAGGGAGAATATCCTCCAACAGCTAAAGCTGAATTTTGAGTGCCGGTTCCAGTTAAAATATATCTAGCAAATCCTAAAGTACCTGTGGAAGACCAAGTAGAACCATTATATTTTTCAGTGCATGCTACTACAGCTCCTGGTCCTGTAGCTCCACCAAATATCAATCCAGCATTTGTAGTACCCGCAGCCCCTCCTAAAAATCTAGCAGTAATTATAGCCCCACCCGCTGCCCAAGTAGAACCATTATATATTTCTGTACATGTTAATTTAGCTCCTGCTGGAGAATCACCACCAGCTGCTAAAGCCGCGGTTGAAGTACCTGCACCAAAAATACCTTGTCTAGCTGAGATTAAAGCCGTTACGACGCTCCAAGTACCAGCACCATATGACTGACCAGTTACTTTAAATTGTTTTGAGTTGGTGTCATAAAATATTTTTCCTTCAATATCAGGCAATTGTTGTTGTGCCTTATCTTGAGTTGCAAATTCAATTGTTGGGATATAACATGTTTGGATGTTTGTTGTGTTATATGCTTCAGTAGATGAGGCTGCTGCTGGTGTGAGACCACCAAATGCTAAAGCAGCGGCTTGAGTACCTGTTCCACCTAATTTTTCACGAGCAGTAATCATAGCATTATTTGTAGACCAAGTAGTACCATTATATTCTTCAACACATGAAACTATAGCTCCATTATTACCTCCCATTGCTATAGCAACATTTTGAGTACCTCCAGCAGCTAAACGATTTCTACCAGTAATCATGTTACCACCTATAGTCCAAGCTATACCATTGTATGCTTGAGTACAAGTAGGATCACCACCTACTGTTAAAGCTGCATTTTGAGTACCAGCGGCTGCTGAACTATGTAATCCAGTAATTAAAGCTCCACCTACAGTCCAAGCTACACTATTAAAAGATTCAACACATGTTCTTCCTGTAGGAGCAATATAAGCACCCATTGCTAAAGCGGCATTTTGAACACCAGTAGAAGCTAAATAAGCACGAGCACAGTTTAAGTTACCAGTTGCTGACCATGCAATTCCATTATATTTTTCAGTATTAGCTGCAGCTCCTGGGTTACCACCGCCTGCAGATAAAGCAGCGTTTTGAGTACCTACACCTCCAAATGAAAATCCTCTAGCTGTAATTAAACCTCCAGTAGTGGACCAAGTTGATCCATTATATCTTTCTGTGCATGATACTACAGTAGGAGCAAAACCACCAAATGATAAAGCAGCATTTGTTGTACCCGCACTAGTTTGACTATTAATAGCAGTAATCATAGCACCTCCACTTGACCATACACCACCACCACTACCAACACCACTTATTCTTAAAGTTGTGTTTGTGCTATCAAAAAATATTTGTCCTGCTGAACCTGTAACTGGGGCGCTACCAGTAGCAAATGGGGCTAAAGCTAAACTACCACTTAATATTGAAATATTTCCTGTAACTGTTGAATAGTCAAGTGACTTGATACAAGTAAATACTGTAGTACCAGGTGTACCTGGTGTACCTGCAGTGAATACTTCAGTAGTTGCTGTAGAAGGAGCGGCTCCAACACATTTACCACCAAATGCTAAAGCTGATGCTTGAGTACCGGCACCATTTCCACATCTTCTACCTGTAATCATAGCTACAGAAGTAGACCAAGTAGTACCATTAAATAATTCTGTACAAGTAGCGGTTGCAGGGGTACCACCAAAAACAATAGCTGCTGTTTGAGTACCAGCTCCTGCTACTTCTCTAGCAGTACTTAACGCACCAGTTGAAGACCAAGTAGATCCATTATAAAGTTCTGTACATGTTAGGACAGTGAAAGAAGCACCTTGACCACCAGCAAATAAACCTGCGTTTGTTGTACCTGCTCCAGCTCCATATTGTCTAGCAGTGATTATAGCTCCACCAGCAGACCAAGCGGTACCATTAAATATTTCTGTACATCTAACTTGAGTAGGTGAAAAACATCCTCCTACTGCTAAAGCGGCGTTTTGGGTTCCTAATCCAGCGATTCCACATCTAGCTGTGATCATTGCTCCTGTTGATGACCAAGCAGAGCCATTATATTTTTCAGCACAAGTTAGCATGGCACTTGGGAAATTTGACTTATATCCACCAAATGCTAAAGCAGCATTTGCTGTTCCTGCTCCACCTAAACCTACTCTTCCTGTAATCATTGCTCCACCTCCAGACCAAGATGAACCGTTGTATGCTTCTGTACATGCAAATGGACCAGGAGCTACACTTGAATAACCTCCAAATGCTAAAGCGGCTGTAGCAGTACCTGCGCTACCCATACCATATCTAGCTGTACTTAAAGCACCACCCGCTGTCCAAACAGCAGTTATTGGGGCAATAGCTCCTGATACAGAAGATGAAAAGTAATTTAAAGTGACATTCCCAGTTAGCGCTGTGCTGCCGCTCATTGTTAGACTACCACTGATTGTTGTTGACTGTAATATTGCCATATTAGCTTATATTGTTATTGTTTTTTAACATTTGTTCCAAACGCTCAATGCGTTGTTGTTGTTCCTGAATCACTTTAACCAAAACCGGTGCAAACTTAGTATAAGATATACTTAGTCCATCACGTGATATCTCGGAATAAATATCGTGTACCTCCTCAGCTATGAAACCAATTTCTTTAGTTCCTGTATTGTTCAATGTGTACGACACAGGAGCAAGTTTCATAAATTCGGCTGTGCTGTATGATAAAGGCGTAATATCTGATTTTGCAGTACGAGTTGATAATTCAGTAATGCTACCTGATACGATTAAATTATTTATAATTGTAAGTGAACCTGATATCATTCCATCTCCATATGTTGAGACGAAACTGCCACTTATACCACTAAATTCTGCTACGGCAACACCTGTTGTTGGTACTGCAAAATAAATTTCACTACCACTAGGAGATAATGCTTTAATACCTGCTGGTATTAATACTTCATCATTGTCACCGTATATTTGGAATACAGGATACTTAGTGTTTAAGTTGTGATCAAAACTCCAAGTAACAGCTGCTGATGATTGAGATAAGAATGCTTGAGATCCTGTTGGACTAAAACCACCACCATTAGATAACATAGCATATCCTGATGTAGGTACTAAGAATTCAACCTTAACAGTACCATTATCAACACCAGTAATAGCGTTAGGAATAATTTGATTATAACTTAAATCATACACTTGTACCATTGGAGATTGTGTCCTCAAAGTGTGAGGTATAATCCAAGATGCTGTAGGTGTAGTTTGAGTAAATTGAGTTGTATTGTATCCTAATCCTGCGTTTAATGCGTAGGATGAAGTTAATGCTTGAGATGCAGTACCAAATAAAGTACCTGTAAATGCTCCTGTGAAACTAGAAGTTACAGAGTTGAATATTACATCTGCAGATTGAGAAATGCTTTGAGCAAGGTCAAATGATGCAATACGAGTTGTATTGTCAAATGTCACATATACACCTTTGCTTAACGAGCCACTTAATGTTAAAGATTGTGTTTTAAGATCAATAGTACCACTAGTCATTAAACCACTAGATGATAAAGCACCTGTAACAGCTAATGTTGTAACAACACCTGTTAAATTAGCACCATCACCTTTAAATGAACCACTAAATGATCCAGTCAATAAAGCAGTTCCAATATGAGAACCACTAAATGATCCTGTCATGTTGGCTGTAGCACTAGTAACAGCACCTGCAAAGGCGCCGCTTACTGAGCCAGTAGCGTTAACAGCTCCTGTGAATGACCCTGTTAATGAACCAGTAGCAAATGATATACCTGTAAATGAACCTGTACTAGTACCTGTAAATGATCCTGTTAATGAACCAGATAAACGAGCGTTAGCACTAACTACTTGACCAGCGAATGAACCTGTAAACGAACCAGTAGCTAAAACACTACCAGTAAATGAACCTGTTACACCTCCTGAAAACGAACCAGTGAATGCTGATGCTGATACACTACCTACAATTTGTAATGCGTTTATACCATCATCTACACTCTTACCCATCATTATATTATTAGTTGTAGAACTAATAGCAAATGCAGTAGCTGTTGCTGTTGTAAACAAAGCAGCAAACCCACCACTAGGTGAGTTAACATGTAGTGATGCTGAAGGTTTTACTTGGTTAATACCAAGATAACCAGACGATGTATCGTAGATGGTTACGATAGCTTTAGATCCTGTACCGTAGCCATAAAACGTCACACTTCCTGTAGCGTCTGTAAGTAATTCTATACTGTTTACTAAGCTTCCGCTAAATTGTATAGATGACTTACCTGGGGTTATTAAAATATTGTTGGGCATGCCTTCAGATAATTTGTATGTCTTAAATAAATATGTTAATGTTTATCAATATGTCTCTTAATTGCCTTTAGTTCCTTTCTCATTTCCTCGATGGTTTCCTGCTGGCGTTGTACAATATCAATTAAAATTGGCGTCAACTTAGTGTAAGACATGGATTTACCATCCTCCGCAACTATTTCAGGGAATAATTCCTGAACATGTTCCGCGATGAAACCTATATCTTTACGTTTATTTTCTTTCCACTTGTATGAAACTGGTTGTAAAGCCATAAACTTAGCGAGTGGAGTCACAAAGTCTTTAATGTTTTGTTTTAACTCAATGGTTGATGTTTCAGTCAATGTACCTACTGTTAATGCATTTGTACTTGGATTATATGATATTCCAGCATCAGCGTAAACAGGACCTAATCCAGATAAAGTATCAGTGAATGTTATGTAACGAGTAGCATTTGTACCATCAGTTTGAACAACTGTATTTTGAGCACTTGTAACAGAACCACTAAAACCATTTACTGTTGCCACAGCGTAACCAGAAGTTGCAGTTGCAAAAGTAATTTGTGATGAACTTGGACTCATCAAAGTAACTCTAGCAGGTATAACTTGACTATAGTCAGAACCATAAACATCAATGTTTATAAGTCTTGAATTCAAATTATGATTAAAACTCCAAGTAACGGCTGCTGATGATTGAGATAAAACAGATGTAGATCCAGTAACAAATAATCCTCCAGGATTAAACACTGCAACTCCAGATTGAGGAGAACTAAATGTTATTACTGAGTTGTTAGCATCAATATTGGTAATGTTTTGAGGTATAATTACATTGTATCCAAAATCATAGACAGTAATGTTTATGTTTCTAGAGTTCAAAGCATGATTAACATTCCAAGTTGAAGATGAAGCCGCTTGAGTATGAGTGTAAGCATTTGTTCCACCTCCACCACTACCACCATTCAAAGCATAAGATGCAGTTAAAGCATAAGATGAACTTATAGCTTGAGATGCTGTTAAACTACTTGTTGTATTACCTCTTACTATTAAGCTACCAGTTATATTAAATGAACCAGTGACATTATGAGTATCAGTTAATGCATTACCAAGAGATGATCCAGTAGATGATATTAAGAATTCATTTACATTATTTACAGTGACTGCAAATGTACCAGATACAGTAGTTAAACCACTAGAACTAACATATAAGAATGTATTTGATCCACTTACTACTCTAAATGTAGCATCACTACCACTTACACTAGCTGTAACACTACCTGTAGCGATTTGAGTTGTACTTAAGTTAGCAATAGATGCAACATATGATGCTGTTAAAGCAAAAGATGAACTTAATCCTTGAACAGCATAAGATGAAGTTCCTAATAATGAACCTGTTATACCACCTGAAACCTTTACACTACCAGTAATTGAAACAGAACCAGTAGAAGTAAATGAACCACTAAATACAATTGTATCTACATTAGCGCTTAATATTGTAGTACCAGCACTACCTGATAAGTTAGTTGATCCTGTTACATTTAAACCACCATTAATAGAAACAATTTGAGTTAATGGGTTAACACTAGATGCTGTTAATGCTTGAGAAGCAGTACCAAATAAAGTACCTATAAATGATCCTGTAAATGAACCACTTCTGAATGAGCCACTTAGATTAGAATAAGAAGCAGAAACTGTAGCAAATGAAGCACTTGCTGTAGTTAAGGTACTAGCTGTTCCTTCTAATCTTGTTATACGAGCACTATCTGAACCACTTGCAATAGCATAAGACGCAGACATATTAATCAATGTGGCAACTGATGCTGATAATGAACCTGATGCTAATTCTAATATTGTAAAGCGAGTACTGTTAGATCCACTTTGTAAAGCAAATGACGCACTAGCGTTTTCTAATACTGTAAAGCGAGTACTATTAGATCCACTATTAATGGCTAATGAAGCACTAGCATTAGTTAGTGTTACAATTGAAGATGAGAACGAAGCACTTGCTACTACAAATGCACTAGCTGTACTTTCTAAGTTAGTAACACGAGATGAGATAGAAGCGCTTGTTGTGCTAAATGAACTAGTTAGAACATAATAAGGTGCTCCAACCGCATTTTGTGCCCAAGATGAAGTACCAAATAACGATCCTGTAAATCCATAGTTTGCAGTTACACTTCCTGTTACTTCAAATGATCCTGTTATTTTAACTGAACCAGTAAATTGATGAGTATCGCCTGTATCATCTCCAAATTTAGTACTACCACTACTGAATGATTCAGTAAAGTAAGATACTGAAGATGAAATTATAAATGTTTGTGCTGTTAGATTACCTTGAACTGTCCAATCACCTGTTACAGTACCATTACCAGTTATGGTTTGAGTACCAATAAATGTATTTGATCCTGTAGTGGCATAAGAACCTGTTCTAGAATTTAATGCTCCTGTAGTTGCGTTTAATGCGCCAGTAGTAGCATTTAAAGCACCTGTAGTAACGTTTAATGCTCCTGTAGTTGCATTTACTGATGAAGTAAATGCTAAGAATGAACTAGTTAAAGTATAACTAGGTGCTACAGATGCTGTTGTGGCGTATGATGAAGTAGTAACTAATAAAGATGAAGTTGATACAGCCACTGGGTAACTGTTTGAATCACCTATCCAAGTGAAACCTGATTGAATATTAGGTAATTCTACTGGACCTGGATTTAATACTAATCCTTTGCCTCCATTTCCTTCTTTAGTTACTATACCTAACACTTGCACAATTGCTGTTCCCGTAGGTCTAGTTGACGTCCAACCACCTCCTACAGCAACATAAACTTCTGTTCCTGCTGGGTAGCCAGTTAAATTAATTCCTTCAATTAAACCAAGTACAATGCCTCTTGTAGTATTACCTGCGGCAATTGTTTCTGATGCAATGTATACTACTGGCATTTTAGCTGCATTTGCAGCGTCTGCTTTGTACACAATTGGATTTGCTCCTTGTGAACCTGAAATATATAATGGATCACTTTTAGTAATGTTTTCACCTGTATAAACTATTTCATACATTGTATTTACGTCACCAAATGCTAAATCGTTAGTGCCATCTGTTTTTAATACTTGGTTTTCTAAACCATCAGTAGTAGGATATCTTAATCCTGATGCTGTTAGACTATTTCTAACTATAAAAGCATCAGCTGATGAGGCGGTTGTGGCGTAAGAACTACTAAATGAGTAGATTGCTGATGATGCTGTAACAGCATAAGATGAACTTACAGTATTATCTTGTAATCCATTTATACCACTAAATTCAGCTACAGCGACACCTGTTGTAGGTGTAGCGAAAGTAATTTGAGTAGTATTAGTATCAATTGCTGTGATAGTTGCGGGTACAATAACGCTATCATTAGCATCATATACCTGTACTACAGGATATTTTGTATTAAGTGAGTGAGTAAAACTCCATGTTACAGCAGCAATTGATTGAGTCAAACGAGCTGATGAGCCACTAATGAATAAGTTACCTCCGTTAGATAAAACAGCATATCCTGTTTGTGCCGCACCAACATTAACAGTTAATAAACTATTGCTTGATCCTGAAATATACTCTGTAAGTATAGAGTTATAATTCGCATCATATATTTGAACAATAGGTGTCTTTGTATTAAGAGGATGTTCAATCAACCATGTGCTTGACGCTGATGCTTGAGTAAAATTAAATGTTGAACCAGTAATTACTAAACCACCACCTGTACCTATTACAGCGTATCCTGATTGGATTGAGCTGAAAGATAATACAGTAGTATTAGGATCAGTACTCTGAATATTTTGAGGTATAATTACATTACGCCCGTAATCATATACGGTAATTTGTGGCGTAAGCGTGTTTAAATTGTGGGTAAACGTCCAAGTCGATGCTGATGCCGCCTGCGTAAAGGTAGTCGTAGTACCCAAGTTAGGTGCGACTGCTGCATATAAAGCGTATGAGGATGTAAGTGCGTAAGAAGAGCTGCCTTGAAGAGATCCTGTAAAATTTCCACTAAATGTTGACGCTGAAATGTATGTGTTTACATTAAGCGAATTCAGACTGGCATCCGAGCCAGACACGATGACTTTCTTCCAATTTGGCATGTTCTCTAATTACGGTTGGTTACTTAACGACTTGTTAAGCCCACTTCTCCTTGCGGAGACGCATAATCAGATTCTATCACTAGAAACTAATTAAAATGGCTAGTTATAAATATGATTAGGGCGTACGTTCAGAAATCTCGTTATACATTGTCTGTAATTTATTCACGAGGTTGTACACGGATTCAATGGTGTCGCCCTTGAATGTTGATTGGCGTACCATCATTAACAATAACTTAATTTCATCTGACGTGAATGGAGTAGTAGTAGAAGGAGCCTCTGTAGGTACAGAAGCTCCTCTATTAATAACGTTCTTTAAATTGATCATAACAGTTTTAAAAATATTAATTAAGCCCAAATGTATATATCTGATGTTGATGTATTAACCCACATATTACCAATACCATTTGTTGTACTACCCCATGTTGGTGGAGTTGCGTCTGATGGATCAGCAGATGTAAATTTAGTTGTGTTCATATATTCATCTGCAACAACTGATGAAGCAGAAGCATGAACATCATAAGCAACAGCAAAACGACCATATGCTCCAGCAGTAGCTGATTCTACAAAGAATGCAGATCCTGAAATACCACCACCTCCAGTTGAAGAGGCAATAATAATACCACCATCAGTCAATGAAGTAGAACCAGAAGCAAACACCGCGAATCTATCAGCAATTAATAAGTTTTGAGTATTATTAAAGCTAGCTGTACCTGCAACTGTTAAGTCACCTGTAACAGTTAAATTACTATTAACAGTAACTGGAATACCTGAACCTATTGAAACAGCACTGCCGTTATCTGTAATATTTGAATTTACTAATTGTCCATTACTACTATCCCATTTAGTTACAATGTTGTTTGTTAATGAACTTGCATTCTTTAATTCTACAGTTTGAGCTGTTGAACCATCAAATGTGAAAGTAGTAATACCAGTACCTTGAGTTAATGATGCTTTTGTAGTATCTGCAATACCAGCTCTTTCTGAACGAGAAGCACTAGTTGCAAATGAAGCACTTAGTGAATATACAGCGGAAGAAGCAGTTAAAGCATATGATGCTGAAGTAGCATTAGTAGCAACACCAGTTAATGATCCACTAAATGAACCAGTAACACCAGCAAATGTAACTTGAGCGTCAGTTTTAATACTTTGAGCTAAGTCAATGCTTACTGTATTGTTTGCAACACTAACATACAAACCTTCTAAAGTTGAACCAGAAATAACTAAGGCTTCATTTCTAAGATTAATTACGTCATTGCTATCACCACCACCAATAGCATTAGATGCTGAAATGGCTAAAGATGAAGCTATACCTGTTAATCCTGTACCATCACCAGTAAATGAACCAGTAAACGAACCAGTTAATTTAGTAGATGCTTGAGCACTTGTTATGATTTGGTTAGTACTAACTAGTAACGAACCCGTTACGCTTACGTTAGCATCTACCTGTAGTGATTGAAGTTGGGCGGCCGAGCCTGAGACTACGACCTTTTTCCATGTTGCTGCCATGTTCTAATTTTAATTTTGTGTTGTGCAATGATAAATATGATATTATTCTAGACCAACATAAAAGTTAGATGCGGAATATATCAATCCCCCACTATACGCTTGTGGCGTTGTGAGTTGGTCTCGTAACACAATCGTACCACTACTATTAATCTTGAACAATGTCTCGTTTGAGGTGCGATTTTTTATAATGAAGAAATCATCAACTGTACTTTCCATTGATAACACTACACCTTGGTTTTGCACAAATGCAAATGAACCATTAGTATTAGTTATGGATAGACTACCTGTTAATGATACTGTATCGTTTCTATATGTTAATGCTTGTGAACCAGTGGCGTTACCTGATCCATCTAATGTGACAATAGCATATGGTGAATTAATAGATAGAGCAGAAGCAGTTACATTGGCAAATATACCATTAAAACTACCACTAAAACTACCCGTTAAATGGACGGGGTTCTCTATCTGTTCACTTCTTATTAATGCCATTATGACGAGAATTTACCTATTAATGTTATAATATCTGTTGATTTCAATGTGTATCCTAATATTGTAGTGTTAAATGTTACTGTTACAGGACCATCAGTTATACTTGTTACTGAACCAGCAGGAGCAAATTGACCGTTTACAAATACTGTAAAGTTAGTAGCTGATGTAGTTGGTAAACTTGGTGGGGCCGGAGCAAAACTTCTACCTGTAAATACGGCTGTATTGGTTGTTATTATATCAGCATCATGTTGAATATTAGTATTCAAGTAATCTATAGTTGATTGATCCACACCTGATGTTTGAGTAATAAGTACATTTGTAGCTCCACCTGAAGTAATGTTTACTGTTGGTGGTGCGGAACTTCCTAGTCCACTTAATACAGTTTCACCGTTAATAATTACTTTAGTAACACTATAAGCTAAGTCTGAGTTTGCTTTGTATCTGTTTATAGTGTCAGGTACTAAGTAACCACTTAAAATAATATCAAAATTAGTTTTAACTGCCCTATCATTATCATTAACAACTTCAGTTACTGTATTGAATGAGTTAATTCTAGCTCTAAAATTAAATTTATTAGGATCACCCCAATATGAGTCAGAAGCAAATTCAATTGCTTCAACTATCTTATTCATTTGTTCTACAAAATCTGTGAATACAACACAGTTGTAGGTGATAGTAACGTAGTCAGGTATTACACCTACTACAAATTCTTTTTCAGGTAATTGTCCTCTCAACACACTAAAATTATCATATATGTTTCTTTTAGTATATCTCTTTTCAAACAATTGAACGTTATGAACAATATTACCGTCTAATTTGTTTCCTAGTTCTCTATTCTTCTCAATAGTATTTCTCTTATACATGATAAGAGGTACCATTCCTTTTCCGTCTTTGTCTCTGTAATAACCATCTGCTTGAACTGATTTCCAACGTTCAGGTGAGCCATAAATTACAGGTACATGTATTTGAGAGCCATTGTTATAAACAGTTGGCTTAATAACATTATCAAAATAATATTTAATAGTCTCATCATTATCCTCTAAACTAATAGAAAACTTTTTAGTGTCTTCATTTTTATGAGACATTTGTAATGCTCTATTAATTTCAGGAGCGCCAGGTACAAGAGGTTCACTCTCAATTTGGTTAGGATTACCTATGTTTTGATCATAGGGCATAACCAAAGTATCGAGAAATTCTCTTCTATTCTGTGGGCGTGGTTTATAGTTAGACATTAAATTCTTTGTTTAGTTATACCTAATTTTTCTGCACGTGTGTAATGGGTAGAGCAAATAATAGACCAACTAGAACCAAAATTTTCTAATCCTTCTGAGTAAGCATAATCATTATCTTTACCTAGAATAAGTTGGTTTTGGTTTACTTCATCTACTTCATAATACAACTCATTATACATTATAACATCACCTATTTCAGGTACAACGTTTGCGTTTATTAAATCATTTTTTAAAAAACGATACTTTACTGCTCGATCTATATCTTGACCAAAATCATCTGATGATGAATTAAAGTCTCCTCTTTCAATAAGACAAGACATTAGTACTGGACCTAGATACATTTTTTCAGTTGACTCACCATATAAATTAGCAGGTACATCATTTAAAATTATCTTATAATAACCTATCTCTTGAGATATTACGTCATGTAGTAACTCATTATTTACAGATAAGAATAGATTTATGTCTCTCGACCTTCCAAACATTGCCATAATTAACCTATAAAGATTGGTAAAGGAACATTTTCAAAAGTAGACTTCATAGCAACATTTTCGGCTTGTCTACGTTCAAGTTGTTTTTGTCTTGTCGCTTCATCTAAATCACCTCTTAATTTCTCTAACAATGCTATTTTTTCTGTTCTAGCATCTGTTAACAAATCAGATTGGTTTAAAGTAGTTTCAGCGCCAGGAATAGGAACTGTAGTGTACTTACCTCTAATATATCCTAATAATTCTTTAGCTAATGCTAATGTATATAAGAAGATCCATTGTCTACCTGGAGCGTTAATTTGCTGATAAGTAGGATTATTAAATGGAACATTACTTATATTAGTAACCATATTAGAACCACTATAAGGCGCTTTAGCAGGTGCTCCTCGTTCCATACGAGAAATATATTTAAAGATCATTTTTCCTGGTCTATCTGTAGGTACAGGGAATACTTCTAATTTATTATTAACAATGTTAAATGAGAAAGCACTCTTTCTAACCTGATCATTCAATTCAATTGCTTGTATTTTTTGAATATCCCAATATATAGGCATCATCATAAAGTTAATACCTGGGGAATAAGAACCAAACCCAAATGTATCTAATAATGATTGCACACCTGTACCTGTACCAGCATATGGGTCAAAATATCTTACAATAGCAGGTGGTGCTTGGTAAAATACTTCTTTAACTTCTATTGTATCGCCTGGTTGTAATGATGCTGATTGTTGAGCCCATACATCTAGGTCATATATTTGTTTTCCATTTTCTAAGTCAAGAGATCCAGTATGGTAATCTACAAATCCACCAACACCTGCTTCAGTACCATAATCTTCAGCAATTCTAATCATGTTACCAAGATTAGGTGAAATTACAGTATTGTTTAATGCTGATCCAGTAGGTGTAGCTTCAAGTGATAAAAAGTTATCACGTATTTTGAACAAGTAAACCTCGTTACCGTATGTTGTTACTGCTTCTTCGAAGCAAGCGTAGAATGAGCCAGATTGTAATTCAACATCCATTAATGGGTAACCCAAACGAGCTGCACAAAATTTTGATACTTTGTCAGCGTCCGCAGCGAATGCAGGATCTGTATCGTAAAATCCGAATGGTGTTGAGCCGCTATTAAATGTTGATGAACCGTCCCAAATTGCTATATTGGCCATAGTTAGTTATTTCCAATATAAATATACTTATTAGTTATTTCCCATATTCATATTCTAGTATCTTACCTACTAGGTCAGAGCGGTGATTTTCCTTGAGTTTAATCCACTTAATCTCGTCAATTTTCTTGGATAATTCAATAGCATACGATAGTCCGTTCATCTCACCTGTCGACGTTTTAATGTCGGTTTGCTCATTGTCTCCATTGATTACAATCTTACCATTTTTACCTAAACGTGTTAGTATGGCTAGCATTTCACCCTTAGTTAGGTTTTGTGCTTCCTCAACAATTAATATATCATCAACTGTTTTACCACGAATAAATTGTACTGGTATTGCTTTGATTTTCTCGTCTTGAAGTAATTTGGGTACTTCGTTTTTATCAGCGCAGCATTTAGTTAAGTTTTCAACTAATGCCTCCATGTATGGGTCAAATTTTTCATTTAAAGCACCAGGTAAGAAACCTAAGCTTCTACCAACCTCAATGGCTGCTCTAGTATTGTAAATGCAATTGATTTGTTTTTTCTTAAGAAAATCTAACGCGGCTTGAGCACATACTAATGATTTACCACTTCCTGCTCTACCTGTCACTATAACAACTTGATTTTCTACTATTAAACGTTTTGCTTCTTTCTGCTCTTCATTTAACTGCAAAACATTAATTGACTTGATTTCACTTTTTCTCTCGCGATTAGGTTCTCTCATGTATAACGATTTGTTCGATATAAATATGAATAAAAAACCCTACATTTCTGTAGGGCTTTTAGTTTATTTTTTAAACTTAGAAACTAAATTTTTGATGTGTGGGCCTACCACTACACCAACTACTACACCTAACAAAAAATGCCAATGTAGAATGAATGCTAATTGCTCCATGTTTTAATGGGTTTTGAGTGAAAAAATGCAAAACGCGCATTAGTTGGTACCATGGATAAATATTAACCTACTCTATTAGCTGTCACTATTAATGACGGTACGGCTGGCCCATAAGTAGGTGAGGCATTATATTGTATTCGAGCATCAGAAGCAGCAGATGCCCACATTAATTGAATAAAATCATTAGCATTAACATTAACAAACCAGTTCCAAGCAGCTACAGTTTTAGCATTACTACCTCCTAATACAGTCACAGCTGTATTACTAATAGGAACATCACTGTTATTTTGTTTTATCCAAATATAAATAATAAAATCAGATCCAGCTGATGTTTTGTCTAATTGAGCTGAAAATTGAATATCATAAATTCCTGCATTAGTAAACTTAATTTTATCATTAATAGAACCAGAAATAATAACACCTTGAGAAATATCTGTTGTACTTAAAGACATTGTATTAGCAGTTCCTGGTGCTGGGTTAAGCATTGAAGCTGTATGTAAAAATGAACCATAATAATTAGTCACACCAAAAGATCCAGTTTGACTAGGTAATATAACTGAATTTGATATTTGGTTAAATACAGTATTACCAACTGCTTGTACAGTTGTTTTTTTAGTTATGCCACCATTAACAATAGCAAATACATCTGTTGAGGTTGGAGTGACTAGGGATGGTAGTCCGGATATTGGTAAATCTGGCATATTGTTATTCTTCTATAGTTATGTAAATTTTAGATCCATCTTCTTGTAGTATATAATATAAGTCCTCTTGTTGAAGAAACCCACTAGTTATTATACGTTTTGGAGCTGGTCCTTTAGGTTGGGAATTATACCAGTTTTGGTAGTGTAAATTACTTAGTTGATCAAGATAAGCATTATAACGCTTCACCTGTTCTTGTAACGGTAATTTATTAATATGCGGTTGTTGTTTAAACAACGGCCATGGCATTTCATCTACAATCAAACTCATATAATATAAATATGACAAAAAGAGACCCGAGCTTACAGGCTCGGGTCTCAGGTATCTAAACTAGACGGTTAAATACTAGATAGTGTTTAAGTCTAATACATAGATCTTACCATAGAATTCAGGACGAACCATCTTCTTAGCGTAACGAGTCATGATACCTTTACGTGGAGTGAAGGTATTTGGATCGTACACTAATGGAGTCATGATCAATGGAATGTATGGAGCGTAAACGGCACCTGATTCTAAGAATTGGTTACCACGGAAGCCCATTAAGATAACGTTTTCAGTCATATAAGGATTCTTATAAACTTTGTAACGGCTATTTAATTGACCTACTTTTTGTACTCCAAACGCATACTTCATAGTATCTGCTGCACCATCTGTATCAGCTGCGAATCCTGGGATTGATTCTAAAACAGTAGCTACTGAAGGAGAAGTAACTAAGAAGTTAGCACCACCACGTAATGTTCTTTGGTGGATTGTGTTAGAGATCTTTTGCATTTTAGTTCCTAAAGTTTGGAACCAACCACCTTGTGTGTTGTAGTATCCACCAGCAGCAACTGAACTATCAACATAAGTGATAGCACCGTTAGCAGCAACAGTTACGAATCTGTTAGACTGTGCAGACCATGCTTCAACAGTTGGAGCTGCTTCAACTAACATATCTAAGATTTCCAAATCAATCTCTAAAGAGATGTATTCAGATAAGATAGAAGTTAATTCAGCTTCAGCGTCTAATGAATGGTAAGCGTTCAAGTCTTGTGCAAATTCTGGAGTCCATTGTGCTTTTAACTTACGAGTTTTAGCAGCAATAGTCTCAGAACGTAACTGAACGTTAATTTCTGGAATAGAAATTGTAGTTGCAGATTGAGCGTTTGGAACAGCGTATGTAGAACCATCTTCGAAATCACCACGAGCGTTAAAATCAGTTTGCTTATTATAGAAAACTGTTGTAGCTAATGGAGAAGTGAATGGATTCAAACCAGAAGAAGCAGTAACGAAGAATTCGATATTGCTGCCGTTGATCTTAGTGAACTGAGGTAAAACTTGCTCAGGAGCAATATTACTAGTAGCTGAGATAACAAATGCACCTACACCTAAAGTATCGTAGTTAGGGATGTTAGAAACAGCAACAACTACTTTCTTAATACCACCTGCTACTTGAGAAGCAGAGAAGTTAGCATCACCTTGGATATCAGCGAAAGAAGCTGAAGTTACAGCTGAAGCTGTAGCTAAAGATACTACTGAAGATGTTTGGTTCATTGTGTAACCATAACGGCCAGCACCATATAAACCACCAGAAGCGAAGTTACCAAAGTTTGTAGATGTAGCACCATATAAAGAATTACCATCTTTGAAAGGATTCTTGTTAGTTCCATATTGGAAATCTAAGAAGAATACTAAACCAGCTGGTAAGCTCATTGGTTGTACAGAAACGAACTCTTTAGAAGCGATTTGACCAAATACTTTACGTACTAAAGGTAAGGCAACGCCAGCCCATTGTTCACCAGTCCCTGGAGTGAATGTACCACCTGTACCAGTTTGAGAAGACTCAACAACTAATTGCTTAGCTTGATTCTCCAACAACATAGCCATAGTAGTTCTGTCTTGTTCGCCAAGACCTTCCAAAAGACCTGATTTTGCCCATTTGCTAGCTAATTTGCTTGCATCAGATTGAACTGACTGCCATGGGTTAGCAGATTCGATTAAAGATTGAACAGTACTCATTTGTTAATGAAAATTTAAATTTATTTAATAATACCCGCTAATTTTTGTAAGCGGTTAATAACAGCATCGCTTTCTACAATTGTTTGCTTAGGAGCATTTCCAACTGCTTTAGAAGCGAAACCAATAGATTCTTTCAATGAAGACTTCTTAGTCTCACTTACAGATTCTTTTAATGTTGCGTAAATGTTTTTAACCTCATTGATTGTAGTTGCACGATCAAATGCGTTAATAACTTTTACTTTTTGTGATTCAGCTAATGACTTAGCTTTGAAAATCTTATTAACGTAAAGTAATTTAGCGTTTAATAAGTTCACTTCGTTAATTGATTCTTTCAATGTTTTGATAACACTGATAGCTTCTTTTAACTCTTTTTCAGCTTTTTCTGCTTTCTTTTCTGCCTTAGCAGCTTTTTCTTCAGCAGCTTTTTCCTTAGCTTTTTCAGCTTTGGTTTTTTCTTTTTTAGCTTCGTAAAGGTCATCATTAGATTCTTCATCTAATTCAGATAACATTTCGTCGATGTCGGTAATTTCTGTGTCAGAAGTTTCCATGTCAGTTGGTTCCATATCAGGAGCTTCAGATCCACTTTGTCCCATTAACTCAGCTACAACATCATGAATGATGTCTCTTAACTCGTCAACAGTTAACTCAGTGATTTCTTCGTCACCTTCTTCTTCACCTTCTTCTTCTTCTTCTTCCTCTTTCAATTCGTCATCTTTAGCTTCTTCCATGGTATCATCTTCTTCTGCTGCTTCCATCATAGAATCATCATCAGATTTTGCTTCTTCCATGTCAGCGCCTTTGTCTTCTCCCTCTAAAGCTTCAAGTTCAGCTAAGATTTCGTCTAAAGATTCTTCCATATCGTAAGTTTCGTCCATTTGGTCGTCACCTTCTTTAAGTTTGTCGTCTTCATCCTTATCAGCTGTTTCTTGCATTTCTTCTTTGTTAGAAGCAGGCTTCTTAATGCGATACTCTTCGATTCCTTCTTCCATCTCATCTTTAACTTCGTCTAATTCTTCCTCAACTTCTTCAGAAAGTTTTAACGAAATCATTTCTTTGATTCGTGGAGCAAAGGTTTCTTCAAGAGCGGCTTTTGCATTAGCTAACGCGGCTTCGCGTACAGCTTTAGCATCAGCGATCGCTTGTGCGAACAATGCTTGATTTGACATAATAAAATTTTTGTCGGGGATTGTCTATTTAATTTGAGACAATATAAGGGTATGTAATTAAAACGATAGGATATTAGAGATCCTATATGGGTATCAATAAATATATGTAGATATGTCTAAGCGATAAAGTCCTAGATAGGCTTTATGCAACATATCCCAGTTTGAGAACAAATAATCTCAGATATTAACTGGTTGATTTTACCATATTTGCTAGGTTTAGCAATTGTTGTTGGGTCATATGACTCGTTCATTGTTCCACCTGTTGGACGCATAAATGCACCTTGTGTAGATGGTGTTGATACAAAATCCCAACATAACAATTCGAAATCGTCTTGTACCTCTACTGTACCTTCACCTAATGGTTTAACTGAACCCATACCACGAGATGAAATACCTACAGTAATATTATTAACAAATAACTGCTTTAAGATATTACCACTTGGTGTCGGTAATACTTCGATTCTACCCATTAAATCATCTCCGTCCCACCATAATTTAGTAATGTTATGGCATACGTTTTTAAGATTGATAATAGATGAATCTGGGTGATCTAGTTCGCCTAATGCTCTATTTTCAGCGATAGGTCCACTAACATACTTTTCTACTTCACGTTTTAAAGTATCTTTAGGATAAACACGTCCATTTTGATTTTTAGCATCAGCACGTTGTACCACACCCTCAACAATTAAGTTTTTAGATGGATTAAACTTCGCCTCATTCAATGATTGAGGTGATGGCTGGAATGAGAAATATTCTATTAAAACTTGTTTGGACATGATTAGTATATTATACGTCTGTTGTTGTTGTTTGAACTCCTTTTTTAGCTAAACTAGCTTGTATGTCTGATACTTGATTATCTGGTACTACATCAATAGTTGTTCCTGTAGTTTTAGACTTAATAAGTTTAGTTTCTTTCTTTAACTTAGCTTTGATTTTAGCAATATTTTTAGTTTTCTTATCTACTTCTACTTCTTCGTTCTCAGTTAAAAAAAAATCTTTGAATGAAACACCTTCTTTAACCACTTTTGGTTTACCAGGCATATCCATTACTTTGCTAATTCCTTTAGCTTTCTTAGGTGTCATAGTCATTTCCTTAACACCTTTTGGAGATGCAGTTCCTTGCTCTTTCTTACCTAAATTATCTTTAACATTTGCTTTAGCATTCTTACCAGCACCTTTTTTCAACATTCCATCAGCAGTTGCTTGCATTCCTGGTTTGTTAGTTTCAGTTTCTTTAAAAGTGTAAGGTGATTTTTTAGCATTTAACGTTGTGTAGTAGTTAGAATCTTTAGCTAAATTTCTTAATGTTTTAGCTTTAGCTTTTTCTAAACCCTCATCAGTATAGTCATCAGAACATTCTAATTCATATTGAATACCTAAACGGTATTGGTATGGATTAGCATGATCCGCGTCAAGCGCTTTTGGTTGTTTTTTCTTACCTTCTTGTAATGAATCAGACTCAGCAAATTCTCTTCTACGAGACTTATATCTGTCTTTGAATCTTAAAACATCCATTACATCGTCAACGTCATTATAGAAACCATAATGTTTCAATAAAGCGTCTTCTTCTCTTTCATATAAGTTATTTTCAGCGAAGAATTTACCTAACATTTTTTTATCAACACTTGTACCCAATTCGTCAACATATATTTCAATATCTTCATCACTTACTGGTTCCAATTTTTCATCTACAGAAGTATCTTCATAAGACATTTCTTCCATAGGTGCTTCTTCAGTAGTATCTACTTTAATTTCTTCTACAGACTCACGGATAATACCCTTGTTCTTAAGGATTTTAATAGCATCATCATATGATGTTACACTAATAATCCAAGGTAACTTAGCGTCACGTCTAACCTCGTATAAAAATTTCTCGCGACTTACCTCGCCTGCTTTATGCTTTTTGTATAAATCTATTGTTGTCATACTGATAAATATTATCTTCCTTGGCCACGATACGCTTTAGGGCGTGGTGTGTGTTTGTTAAATGATTTTTGTGCTGATCCTATTTTGCGTTTACCGAATGAAACTTTGGTACTATTGCTTGCTGATTTTGCTTTAGCCATTATTTTTTATTTTGGGTTATATAATCCTTGTCTTACAAGTGATTGGATAATAGCGAATACAGCATCTTGATCACTATACTCATAAAACTTAGCTAAATCCTTTACATATCCTAATACTTTAGAATCAAGTTCAGGGTTAACAGCCTCTTTAACTTCCATATTTTCGTTTATGTTAGCCTTAGCGTTAAATACGAATTTTTTATAGTCAAAATTATCCATTGTTATTTTATTTAATATTCAGGGTTTCTATCTTTTTCATCAAACGCACCTTGTATGTAAGCGTATCTACTTTCATTTCCTCCATCCCATACATTGTAGTTTTCATCATCATCCTTTCCAGTAAAGAAAATAATATCATATACTTCATCATAAAACTTAGTGTCAGTAGCCATTAGTTTTTCAAATTTTTCTAATGTATTAGGTCTAAGTTTAAATGCTATATAATTATCAGCTCCTGGTTTGTTTATTTTATATTCTTTCCATAATTGCTTATAGTCTATTGCTTTAGACTTACGGTTAGGAACAGAAGGAGCATTTGTGAAACCAAAATGAGATACAGCGTAATTATTTTTTACTTTACCTCCAGCAAGTTGTGGAGCGTCTTCTTTCTTGATTTTTTTAAATGCTTTAGCAGTAGCGATTTGTGGATTGGAAACACCAGGAGCAAAACCAGCACCTGTACCAGTACCAGACATTTCTTTTACTAGTTGTGTAGTATACTCCTTAATATATTTTCTAATGTCCATTTACTTAGATACTTTTTTTAATTCATCTAGTAACTCATGGTATTGTAATAATGAGATCATATGCTCATCTTTTACAGTTTTACCTTTAGGAACACCAACCATTAAATTCAATATCTCGTTTAGTTTGATCTGAGTAGTTTTGTCATCTAGTTTAGGAATGAATGCTTGTAACTCAGCTTTTAAACCATTAACATTCTTGTTAACAAACTCACGTAGTTGTTCTGTATTAGAAATATTATTGATGAATTCTTTCAACACATTCTTTTGGGTAGTACTGAAATATGAATATTTGTCATTAAATTTCTCAATAAGTAATTTATAAGCCAAGATACGAATATCTTTATCAGCTCTTGTGAACTCATTGATGACAGCACTTTGAATTTTTTCTTCAGTCAATGGAATTTTTGTGATATGTTCCAACAATGTTAACTTATTAGTGACAATTGTTTTAGGATCATCAAATTCCTTGCTGTTTTTAGACTCAATTAACGTAGAGATAGACGCTAATACTTTGTAATTATTGATCTTAGCCTTGAAGAAATCATCAAGATCGTAGTTCTTCTTGATCTCTTTGATCAAGTTGTACTTATCTTTGTTGATTTGCTCACGATTCAACTTAGTACTTAAATCAAGTACAGTATTAATCAATGACTCGGCTTTAGACTCGCTCAACTTTTCAGCTGAAGCAATAGTATAATATAATTTATGCTCCTTGGCTAATTCGCTGTTGGAGAAAAATTTCTTAATGATTTTAACCGACGATGAATCTTTGGCTGATAGCACATCAGATGCGATCTGGCGGACAAGTAATTCAAATAAAATACCTGTATTTTTAAATTTGCTGTGTTTGGCTTTCATATAAAGTTAATGCGCACTACTTATAAATATGTTATTAATCAAGTTGCTCACGGATATTGTCCTCGTTTAACAAATCGCTCTGTTCAAATAACGTGATCTTGCGATTAGCTTTAGGTGCGTTTGCTAATGCTGCTTTAAGACCAGCCAATGTTGATGATGCTTTTGCCTCCATCGCTAATGCTGAGTTGCCTTTGTAGCTAGCGCGCAATGTACCGTCTTCTTGGTCATCATTGCTCTTCATAAACTTATTACCTAAACGATCTTTACCTAATGGATCTTTTTGAGTACCAATAAATGATGGATGTTCAGTTGGTCTACCTTGTAATGGTTTAGGTTCGTTTGGATTAGTTTCATCAAATCCTACAGGAACTTCATTATTTGCATTATATCGACCCGTACCGTAAGCAGTAGCCAATTGTGATGGTGTACCGTAGGCTTGACCAGAATCATATGGATCATTACCCTCAGTTTGTATTTGGTCTAGGCGGAATTTAGTTTTCTTATCTTCAACCAATTGATCACGTAAGTCATCCATTTGTTCTTCACTCATGTGGAATAAATGCTCATAAATCCAACTAGTTGGCATTAATTCTTTATCAATCATGTTACCTGCTAAGTCAACCTTTTGAGCGAGTAACGCCATACGTTCTTGATCATATATAATTGATGGTGTAGTTAAGTCTAACTCAAAGTTAGTTAATGACTCACCTTCATATCCCTGAACATATAAGTGTACAATAGCGATTTTGTATAATTCTGATAGTACAATACGTTGAATACGTTCAACTGTACGAGCAAAACGAATATCTTCAGCGGCAAGTGTTGCTTTACCAGATAAATCTTTCTCGTAACCCATAAATGCTTTAGGTATCTTAAGAGCAGCAAATAACTTATCACGTAAGTAAGCAACGTCATCAATACCATTATATTCTAATCCTTTAGTAGTATCAATACGAGTTGAACTATCATTACCACGAACAGGAATATAAAAATCCTCCATCGTGTTCTGCATATTGTACTTAAGATTGTATTGGCCAGTTTGAGGATCAATATAAGGAACTTTCTTCATCTTATTGACCATCTTCTGCATGTAGTTTTCTACTTCATTTGGTGGGATAGAACCTACGTTAACATAGAAAACACGTTTTTCAGGAGCGCGAACAATTCTATGAATCAACATTGCATCTTCCATCAAAACATATTGTTTGAATATTTTACGTCCTGGTTCTAAGTAACTTCTGCCATATGGTAAAAAGTTAACATCACTTAATAGACGGAAGTGAGCCATTTCATAGTTCTCAAAGTAAATACCTTCAGCTCCACCTAACATAGCATTTGGAGGTATAACTCCATATCCCATAGTTGTACCAGCAACCGATGTAGGATCGTACTTAAAACGCACATAGGTTGGGTTTTTAACGTCTACTCCCTCCTCTCGTATAATTGCATATGCTGAGAAAGGTATGACGTTATATACGCCGAATTTTTCTGATATTTCTAATTTAAGATAAAAATCACCGTACTTACACATGTTTCTAGTCCATGACCATAAGTTAAACTCGATGTTTAACACGTCATAAAACAAGTTACGTAATATTTTCTGTACGTTTTCGTCTGATGATTTGATATGAATAACTTCACCGAAGTCATTCTTTAAAGTACATTCGTCAGCAATGATATCAAGCGCAGATGCTACGATAGCGTCTGTATCCATTGCTTCATAGTCTGTGTATAATTGAACACGTAAGGTTTGGTAGTTTAAAACGTTGTTAAGGTTATAAACTCCTGCGCCTGATGTTGTATATATTTTGGTAAAGCGGTCAACTAATGCGTTTGTTTGCAACGCACCTAACGATTGTATTCGGTCAGTATCAACTACTTTTAGTTGATCACCACCAACGTTTCTAATAATAACATCAGATGAGAATAATCGTTTTAACCTACCAAAGAGTGATGTATCAGCCATTAATTATTTTGTTTGTATGAGTATAAATATTTACCGTATTATCTAATCAACCAATCCATATCCTCCGTACCATGACCTGTGTCCATCTGCCATGGGTTTAAGTAACTTCCATTAGATGTATGGCGGTATACAGAATTATCATTATATCCTGTTTTCATCATACCTCCTACACTCACTTTAGATAGATCTAAACCTGTTTGTCTATAACGTAATGCTGTATCTCGTAAGAATAAACCAATACCTAAAGACATCACCAAGTCATCATTATAGCCATCTAAAGCTTGTGCTTTACCATTCTTCCATACAAATGTTCTTAGTTCCTCAAGTGTACGTTTTGATTGAATAACGCAACTCTTCTCGTGAATGTATGAAACCATCTTTGAGATAACAAGTGGTCTTGTCTTTAAGGAGTTAGTAAATCCAGGAACCATACCTTCATCACGATCAAATCTATTCAAATACATTTCAACGTTAGTCATAGCAATATCTGAACGTGGTGAGTAATATAAATTGCGATATCCACGCTCAATAGCAGTTTGGATAACATCCCAACCAATATTGGCGTTTTCAATTACTAATAATGCGTCATTATATTCAGTGGCTAATCCAATTAAGAAATTTCCATAGTCACGAGTACCAACTTGTCCTTTATATTCAGCTACTTGTTTAGCATCTTCTACATCAATAACATGACATGCAGAATAGTCTTTACTATCACCTCTAGCTACGTCAGCTACAACCATATATGTTTTAGAGTAGTCTGGTGATTCCCAAATCCATAAGTTTCCATCAAATCCTCTTCTTTCCATAGGCTCAACCATAAATGTTTCCATATAAAAGTTAAGCATAGGAGGTTCTACTACTGTATCTCCTGAAGTACTAAAGTCACAATCACACTCCTGAGCAGCGTTTCTAAGTCCTAGAATATCATCTTGCTCATCTCTCCATTTTTGATCTCGTTCTGGGTGTACAGTCCAAGGTAATTTAATAGCAATAAAGCCATTTGATCCTTGTTCAGCGCCAATAAACGTTCTATGGAACCAGTTACCTGTACCATATGGAGTTGATATAGCAATACATTGACCTCCAGTGGCTAAGGTTTGTTGAGCAGAAGCGAATATCTCATCAATACCCTCAATGAAGGCAGCCTCATCTAATAATAGTAAGGACACGGCTTCAGATCTACCTGCATCTGCAGTTGCACCAACAGCTTTAATTTGAGAACCATTTGATAAACGGAGTGATAACTTATTATCCTCATCTGCTTTTACTTTAAGCCAATTAGGTAAGTTATTATAGGCAAAACGCACTTTAGTAACCATATTTTTAGCAGTTTCCTGCTTAGTAGCGATACAAAGTATATTCTTGTCCTTATGAAATAACATTAGCCATAAAGCATATGCTGATGATAAGGTAGAGATACCTAACTGTCTTGATTTATTTACTACGTTGTAAGTATTCTTTTGAAATAAACGTAATACTTTTTCTTGGAAAGGATATAAATTAAATTGGATTCTACCACGCTTAGGGTGTTGAATCATATAATACTTCTTCATGAAGTGAACAGGATCTGTAGCACACTTAATATACTCCTGTTTAATTATCTCCTTAATATTTTGCTGTTCGCTCATATAACGGGGTTGT